AGAGAGGTGCACAGTGAACGGTTACGAAAAGATCACAGAATCAATCATTGCTGAACTTGAGAACGGCGCGGCGCCGTGGGTCAAGCCTTGGCGAGCAGATAGCACGGCAGCAAAGAACATCGTTTCCGGTAAGGCTTACCAAGGGATCAATCGGCTAGTGCTTGGCATGGGTTCGATGATGCCTGGATATACGCCGTATTGGGCTAGCTACAAACAGTGGGCGGAGCGTGGCGCACAAGTTCGGAAAGGCGAGAAGGGCACTCAGATTGTGTTCTTTTCGCCGGTTACAAAAGAGCAGGCAAACGCGGCAGGCGAGCTAGAAGAGAAGCAGTTTGCAGTGTTGCGTCTCTACACTGTTTTCAACTCTGCTCAGTGTGAAGGGGCAGATGTTCCGGTAGCTACTGTATCTGGCTCGTTTGATCCTATCCAAGCAGCAGAGCAACGCATCGTAAAAACCGGGGCAATCATCCGACACGGTGGTGATGCTGCTTTCTACTCTCCTGCTCATGACTCTATCCAGATGCCACACAAGGTATCCTTCGACTCTCCTGCGAGCTACTACTGCACGGCATTCCACGAATTAGGTCACTGGACGGGAGCCAAACATCGTCTTGAGCGTGAGTTCGGCGGTAAGTTTGGCAATCCTGCTTACGCTTTCGAGGAACTTGTCGCAGAACTGACAGCAGCGTTTCTGTGTCAGGAGCACGGCATAGCAGGCGAGTTGCGCCACGCTGGATACATCGGAAGCTGGTTGAAAGCCTGCCGTGATGATGCAAAGGCGATCTTTAAGGCGGCAGCGCTGGCACAGAAAGCAGCAGATTACATCCTGAGTCTTGACGCTGAGTTAGCTATCGCAGCATAATGTGTTGACAGGGGGATAATCTCCCCCTCATAATCTGTTCACTACCTTATCTTATCGGAGCATTATCATGTCACAGTACAACGTCTGGGTCGATGGTCAACATATGAAAACCACCATCATTGCCGACAGTATAGATGCCGCACTCGACATTTTCTGTGCGAGACACGGATTCGTTGATCACGCGGACTACTGCCAAGAAAAAAATTTATCAGAGTCCAACATCAACATTGAAGAATACAACCGCGCGAAGTCTTGGCCGTGGTAAACCCATCCGCCGAAGAAATCCTGGACCTACTACTCGACGGAGACCCCGTCGTGTGGCACATCAGCCGGGAGGGTAACGATATCCGCGTGATCGCCACCATGCCAGACGGAACATCGAGACCCATAGCAGTCCCCATATCAGCCCCCACAAGCGATCAAGATCCGTCCGTGTAGGGTAACCCCAACCGGACATCATTCGGCCCATACAGGGCCATTCACAGCCCTTTAGGGGTATTTCAATCGGAGAGTGTATGTTGTACGAAGAACTTAGAGCAAAAGCAGCCGAGATTCTGGCCCAGGCAGAACTGGTCAAAGCCGAGGAGCGACAGAAAACAATTGACACTGTGCGTGTCATGATCGCCACTTACGGGATCACGGCCAAAGACCTGGGACTAGACAAGATGGTCAAGGCTAAGTCTGGTCCTAAGGTAGGCAACAAGATCGCGGCCAAGTATCGAGACCCCCAGTCTGGTGCTACATGGTCAGGACGGGGTAAGACCCCACGCTGGATCAATGGTGCTGATCGGTCCCAGTACGCTATCTAATCATCACGGGGGATTGTGAGTCCCCCATCTTATCTGGAGTAATCGTGAATCCCAATATTATATTTCAGGCATTGCTAGTTGGTACGTTTGCATTTGGGGTGGCCGGTGCACTCGTGAATGACCCCGTGTTGTGTGGCATCGGATTGTTTAGTGCATTCGGATGTGTCCTAATCCTCATGTCAACGGATAAAGAATGAAAGGCCAGTGGATTATTAAAGAAGTGTATTTCGAGGATGGTTTCCCCAAAATCATCAGAGACTTGAAACCAGAGACCCCGGAGATCAACCCGGAGATTGCCGATCATCACCCGTCAATAACCTACAAAATGTCACCATCGACGTATACAGTATATAAATCAAACAAGGGGAAAGAGAATGAATGACTATCAATTGATGCAGATATGGAGAGGGATTAAATATCCCCAGAAGGAAGTAGAGCAGCGGGTTCTAGAATTTGGCAGGCAAGTGATGCACGAGGGTTCTGACCACTACTACCAGCTCGGCAGGCAGGAGGCATTCCATGCGATGAAGCCAGTACTGCTAAAGGCCCTGAGTGCTCTAGACTCTGCTCACTACATTCTGATGATCCAGCCGGTGACACCACGGGAAGAAGCACTGGCAGTAGATGATGCTATCAAGCACCTGAGTTCCATCCTGGAGGTTCTATGACCCCTGATTGTTTTCCATCTCGCGCCAAGTATCTGGAGTGGGTCCACTCTGCCCGGATGTCACAACCGTCCGAAAAGCACGAGTATTGCGAGGACTGTACCTTCGAATATCAGTCAGAGATGATCAAGCAGAAGCGTTGTCAGTACCCTGGCACTACCTTTGTTGAGTACGGCGAAGGTCGGGACCGCTGCATCGTCGGACGCAGGCCGTATCACGTTGTCCACAAGCGCAAGCAGATTGCAATTTATGGTGTAAAGTGAGGTTTGTTCGTTGTGTTCTCCTCTCTGCCATCTAGGCAGTTCTACCCAGTCCTTGTACTGGGTTTTTTTTTGTGTTAGGGTTTACCCTGTTGCCGTGGAAAGCGACCAAGAAGACTTACTCATGCATCTTCCCCGCCGAAGGGGTTTCCACAGGGTGCAGTAGTAAGTCTTTTTTTTCGCCCACACAACCGCACTCCTCGCGCAGAAGTGGGCCTAAATGGGCCGCAGGGAAGAGAACATAGGCTGGGGAGTACCACCCCCTGCAAGCCGCGCAGCGTTCCAGAGCGACTGCACAAGTGTCGAACCTCCTGGGTGGTCTCAGGCTCGGCATGAATGAATCTGGCGTCAAGCGAGCACTGGCAGAGTTCGAAGAGTGACCCTGCGGGTGGAGTGGTTGCCTTACCACCTTGGAGGTTCTTTTGTCCAAATAATGAGACACGAGAACAGACAGTTGACAGACTGTTTTATCTGTGATCTAGTTCAGTCTCTCTCGTTAATCTTATCTATAGGTGATCTTATGAAACTGTGTATTCAGTGCAAACATCTCATGCCCCGTGAGGGCGACCCAGAGTACGCTCTAGCTCGGTGTGGTGCGTTCTTCACCATCCATCCTGTCTCTGGCTCAAAAATCTACTCTTACGCCTACAACCAACGGATGTTCTCCGAAGGTAAGTGTGGCTTGCCTGCTGCCTTTTTTGATCCTATCGAGGTGCACACCGATGAGTGACTTTAGCCCAGAGATCCGCAATAGTGCTTGGTGGTCAGGTGACTCCAGGATGGCCGCTAACGGTCGAGCAGCAGAGGCTATCCTCGTTAAGCAGGGCAAGATCATTCCTGAAGACATCTCCGATAAGGAGAACGTCAAGATGGGTCATGTCATGCAACCATTGATTGGCAGGCTCGTGCAGGACCGTTTGCAAGTGGAGCTGAAGGACGCTGACTATGCGATGTCACATCCGAAAGAACCTTGGTTACGTTCTCACTTCGACTTCATTGCTGCTGATGGTTCTTTCCTGGTTGAGGCCAAGAACTACAACGGATCACAAAGAAAGAAGTTTGATGAGTCCGGGATCATGCCTGACGCTGATCGTATCCAGTGTATCCACGAGGCTACAGTCCACGGGATTAACAAGGTCTATCTGGCTGTCCTGTTGGGAGGCCAGGAGCTGCAAGTAATTCCGGTAGAGGTCACTCCTGACATGATGCTCGATCATGTGAAGTGGGCTGCTAAGTGGTGGAGCTATGTTGCCAGCAACACTGAACCTGAACCTGAGACTATCGAGCAGGCCAGACTTCTATTCCCTACGTCAGAGGCTTCTGTAGCAACTGCTAACGCTGAACTTGAATCTATCCTTGCTAGGCTTTCTAGCCTTACAGAACAGCGTAAGAGCATCGAGGACGCAGAGGAGCAGCATAAGCTCGCAGTGATGCGTTTCATGCGCGACAGGGACGTTCTAACGGCGGTTGATGGTAGTGTTCTGGCAACTTGGAAGTCAGCGAAGGGCAGCAGGAAGTTTGATGCCACTGCTTTCAAGGAAGCCTATCCTCAGATGTACGATCAGTTTGTCCGGGAGGTTCCCGGAT